GGCTTTTGCTTCCCTCTCGGCTACTGTGCCATCAGCTAGTAGAAAAGAATGGCTCTTGGCCTGTTTTAAGCCTTCCTCAAGGTATTTAACTTGCCCTGCCCATGCCGCATGACTCTCATCTGTGGAAGATAGCTTTATTAATGCTTCTTCTACCCTATTTTCAGTAAGTTGTTCAAGGTTCATTTCTCTTGTGCCTTTCTTAGTATTGCTTTAGCAAATTCTAATAAATCTAAATCACCACCATAACCAACATCTTGCTCAAGTTCGGCTTCAATACAATCATCAAGCGTAACTGTTAACTTTTTTTCAACTGAAGATTTAAATTCTTCCATCATCTCCTTGCTGATGCGGTTTACATACTCATCGCCTTCACGCACCCAGCGCAGGATGTATTGATAACTGAAATGTACTTCTTCGTAGGCTTTCCACGCCACTGGTTCATTGTTCATTTCTCTTGTGCCTTTCTTAGTATTGCTCTAGCAAAATCAATTAAATTTCCTTTTCCACTAGGCTCAGTTTTGCAATGTTCTACATAAGCCTCTTGTATTTCCTCATCTGTTAGTGTCTTTGCTGGATGGGTGTAGAGTGGAATAACATCTTGGTCAGGATATTGTTCTTTAGCCCAATCACTTGGGTCACACTCATGCAATATGCCATTAAGCATCCACGCTACTGGTTCATTGTTCATTTCCATTCTCCTTTTTCGTCAGCCCTGTTACCTTTTACCCATTGATCCTCAAAATCACGAACTAATTGCCAATCTAATTTTTCTCGGTACTTGTGCATATATTCCCTAAAGGCTTTTAAGCCCCAAGTCCTGCGCCATTTAATAAGTTGGCGGACAGCACATTGATGTTTAAATTTCAAATCCTTGTTGGCTAAGTCTTTCATTTTGTAATGGTTCGTATTCTTTGTTTAATTCACAACCAATCCATTTCCTGCCTAAATTTTGAGCAACTTGCCCAGTTGTTCCACTTCCAAAAAATGGGTCTAAAACAATGTCACCTACACGACTTCCAGCCAAAATCATTGGCTCTACCAATTCTTCAGGGTAAACAGCAAAATGAGCACCTGAATAAGGTTTTGTATTAATTGTCCAGACAGAACGCTTATTTTTCATTTCATAATGATTAGTTTTTAAACCAGCCATTCGTGTTCTACCAGGAGTATTGTTTAATCTGCTGTTATCTCTATCTCTATTTGATTCGTCTGTTGTGTGGGCTTTTTCTTTAATTGCATCAGAATTAAAATAATATTTAGAACTTTTAGTAAGTAAAAAAATGTATTCGTGACTTTTGGTGCATCTATCTTTTACAGATTCAGGCATAGGATTAGGTTTATTCCAAATAATGTCCTGTCTTAAATACCATCCAAAATCTTGCAAACCAAAAGCTAAACGCCAAGGCATACCCATCAAATCTTTTTCTTTGTAGCCATCTAATTTATTTCCACGCTTTGCGCTGTGTTCAAATTCAGATGCTTTTTGACTTGCAATAGAATTAGCAACAACTCTTTGACCTTTGCCAGGTCTATAGTTGTAATAACTATCACCTAGATTTACCCATAAAGTTCCATCATCTTCAAGAATGTCCCAAACGCAAGAAAATACCTCAACTAAATTATCAATAAATTCTTTTGGTGTTTGTTCATTACCAATTTGTCCATCTACGCCATAGTCCCTTAATCCGTAATAAGGTGGGCTAGTTATGCAAGATTGAACTTTTATGCCGTCTTTAGCCATTTGGCGCATAGATTCCCTGCAATCTCCAAAATAGACCTTATTCATGCCGCCTTCCTTTTTTCACGCTGGGCCACAATGAAATTCCGCATTTCAAAATAAGACTGAAACCTTGAATTAGCAGGGTCACCGCACTCAGCCCTGTATGCCGCTTCTATCTGTTCATTTGTTCCTAAAGGCATTTCTTTCTTTTCAGGCTCTTGAGCAATCACCACTTCATCAAGCCAATGCTGACCTTTTAGCCAGCGTTCAGGGTCTTTCCTAAATTTGCTATCAGGTTTAGCCGTTGAATCTGCTAATGCTTTAGAAACAATCAATTTCAACAATTCTTCGTCAGGCTTAATTTTTGCCCATTGCTTAATTGAATTTGGTTTGCCAACTTTTTTGTTGTATGAATTCCAAAATAAATCAAAGCCGATAGGCGTAATATTATGGTTAGTGGTTAGTGGTTTATGGTTAGTGGTTAGGGTTCTTTGTGGGTTATCTTTGGAAACCGATTGGGTTATTTGTGGGTTATTTTGTAACTCATTGATTTTCTTAGGCCTTCCACCAAGTTTTCCAATCTTTTTGTTGGTTTCTGCTTTGTGATGGTACTTTTCTATTTCATCATCACATCTGTTGTGACTCCAACCATTTTCTTGTTTTATAAAAAATTCATGCAAAACAGTTTCAACCATAGCCGTATAGTTTCCAAGTCGTAACCGTCTGATAACCGTTTGGGTTTCTAATGGAATTTGGCGTTCTGTATCGTAGTAAAAATTGATAAGTTTGAAGTAGACAGCTTCTTCTTCTAGGCTTAAATGGCTGGTTGCCAAATGCCAATCGGAAATATTGAACTTGTAATAGTGCATTTCAGCCCTTTTTAAATAAGTCTGGTCTGAGTTGCTCTCTAGTCAATCGAGATTCTGATAATTCCTCAATATCTTTAATCCATTTGGTAGGAATATGGGTTTTTCCCCATTGATACACAGTATTTGCTGGTATTCCTAGCTTTCCAGCCAATATTTCTAGGGTTCTAAACTCAATTCTGAGTAAGTCCATAGGGTTCATATAAATCCTTTCATTTCCGTTACAATACCATAATTCTAGCAAAAACATGAAATTTTTGTTGTATTAGGGAAACCACCTATAAAAAAAGTGAATAAAGTTGTTGCAATCGGTATTTATCGTGTATAGTGGAGTCTAGTTCAACAAGTGATGAAGGGAAATAAAAATGAAATCAATCGAATACAAGTCATACATAATTAATTGCGATGTAATAGGTCAACGCCATTCTTATGTAACTGGCAAAACTCAAGAAGAAGCTACACAAAAAGCGTTAAAAAGTGCATTGGCTTATGGTTATATAGATGCTGTAATCAACGGCAATAATGTTGAATACAACGGTGGCGTTTGTCTTTAATTGATGAAGGAGAAAGTGATGAAAACCACATTAACTGATTGGATTGGAGTTGTAATCCTTGGCATTACATTAGCCGCTATCTTTGTAGGAGGCATCTAACATGGGAATGAATAGAGAAGATGCTTACTATGAGCCAGAAGATTACGATGATCGTTCTGATGAGATTGAAGAACGCACATGGGAATTAATGAAGCCTGGTCAGCAATACGATCCTAAAAAATATAATGCCGTATGTGAAGCATTAGATGGTTTAAGCGTAGATGAAGCCAGCGCACTACAAGATGCCATTGATACAGGCGACTATGAAATTATTGGTCGCAAAGTAATGATGATGGCTTTTGATTACATGGAAGGCTTTGCCAAGCAAAAAGCCGAAAACGAAATTGACTAAGGAGTAAGTGATGACCGTAAAACAAGAAAAACTAGAAATAACTAAATTATCTCACGCTGAAATAGCTTGCTATGAAGTGTATGACCAAATCGAGGAGGTCTTTAGTTCTTTAGTTGTTTTAAAGAATTTTTTAGATTGCCCTGATTACAACAAATTTCATGCAAAACACATGATTGATGGGCTGATTAGACAGCTTATTAATAATCAATGCGACATGATGAACCAAGCAAAACTTGAATATTAAGGAATAAGTGATGAAAACTTTTAACGAATTAAGAATTATTAATGTTAATGAATATACAGAAAAGAAAGGCCGCTTTACTTACCTTTCTTGGACTTGGGCAGTAGACCAGCTTTTACTAAATGACTCAACAGCCACCTGGACATTTGGTGACCCTGTTTACTTTAACGAATCGGTTATGGTGTTTTGTACTGTGACCGCAATGGGTAAGTCTATGACTTGTCAGATGCCTGTTATAGATTCTCGGAACAAAGCTATACCTAATCCAAATGCTATGGATGTGAATACGGCAATGATGCGATGCCTAGTTAAAACTATATCACTCTTTGGTATTGGCTTATATATCTATGCTGGTGAAGATTTGCCTGATGAAGAACCAGTTGATCTACGAGATCAAGCTGATAAATGGTGTTTGGCTATTGACACAGCCGCAAACATTGATGACCTTAAAAACATTTATGGCAATGCTTATCACCAACTTTCAAAAGACAAAGCGGCAGTAGATAAGATTTCTAAAGCTAAAGATGCCAAGAAAGAGCAATTATCATGAAAGCATTTCCATCAATACATTATGACCAGCAAATTATTTCAAAAAATGGAAATACAGTTATTCCAGTAAGTGATGGCATGGATTTGCGTGACTATTTAGCGGCTAAAGCTATGCAAGGGTTTTGTGCAAATATTTCTAGAGATTTAACTATGAATATTGAATTTTTTACAACAACCGCATATAAAGTAGCCGATGCAATGTTGGAGGTTAGAAATGCCAAATGAACTTGAACTTCAAACAAAACTTGCCAAAGCCCTTGCCGATGCTGACTACTGGCGGCTTGCTTATGACAAATTGTTAGCTCACATGGAGCATAACAATCAATATATTCAACACCTTGAAAAACAACTTTGGGGAAGCAGATGAACGCAAATGAGTTAGCTGATTTTATTAAAACAATTTCTGAATATACAGAGTTTAATAATCGACATCGTATACAACAATGTTTTAAAGAAACACAGGAAATGTTACGCCAGCAACAAGCTGAAATAAAAGCGTTAAAAGTAAAAGAATTAACCAATGAAGAAATATCAGATATTAGAGATGAGTTTTTTGCTCCTGATGGTTGCAATATTTATACTTTTGCTAGAGCTTTATTAAAGAAGGCACAAGAAAAATGATTCATTATCATGGCCTACCTATAACTCCAGCAACAGTAGCTAATTATGCTGTGCAAGCTGGTCACGCTTTTGTGTCTTATGCACATCCTGACCAAATTGGTACAGCCATTGAAATTTGCCAATCTTTTGCTATAGATAATGGTGCTTTTAGTGCTTGGAAAAGTGGCAAACCAATTAATAATTGGGACTCTTATTATGATTGGGCATTAAATCTTAAAAAAGTACCTTCTTGTGATTTTGCTTGTATTCCTGATGTAATTGATGGCACAGAAGCTGACAATGATGCTTTGCTTGAAGATTGCCCATTACCAAAATGGTTTGGCGCACCAGTATGGCATATGCACGAATCATTAGAAAGATTAGAACAATTAGCCAATTATTATGTGCGTGTTTGTATTGGCAGTTCTGGTGAATACGCTACTGTAGGAACTAATGCCTGGTGGTCAAAAATGGGCCAAGCAATGCGTGTTGTTTGTGATGATATGGGTAGACCAATATGTAAACTTCACGGTTTGCGTATGTTAGACCCAGCAATATTTACTAAATTGCCTTTTGCTTCTACTGATAGCACCAATATTGGCAGAAATGTAGGAATTGATAAAAATTGGAAAAACGGAAATTATCCACCGCCAACCAAAGAAGCTAGAGCACAAGTAATGCGTTCAAGAATTGAAGCCTACAATGCGCCAGCTATATGGAATTTTATGCAAGTAGAACAGGATGGTTTATTTTGAAATTAACTCAATCTTTTTATTTTGAAGCGGCTCATACATTAAAAAAACGACATACAGATATTCATACAATGTTGAAATCAGAAGAAATACATGGACACACTTATCATGCCAGCATTTCTGTTGAAGGAGAGGTTGAAGAAAACGGAATGGTAAAAGATTTTAATGCTATCGGTTTTATGGTTCATTATGTTTTAAGTCATTTAGACCATAAATTTTTAGATGATGTTCCTGATCTTGGTAGACCAACAATGGAAAATTTATGCTTGTTTATTGCGGAAAAAGCAAAACAATTAAAAGGTTTATGTGAAGTTACTGTAGAACGCAAAGCATCAGGCGATAAATGCACATTGGAAATTAAAAAAAGAATTCCAATTTTAAAGGCACAAGGAAATGATTGAAACATTAGTCAAACCTCAGTCATTAGAGAATGACAATGCAGTTATACAAATATTGCAACTGCTTGGGCAATTAAGCCCTAGTGACCTTGCTTATGTATTAAAAGTTACTGCCCAGGTTTATATGGCAGTTAGCGACATACCAAACACTAAAGGTGCAGAATGACTACATTTACAACGGAAGATAGAATTGCCGCCCACAAGCACATAGAACAAGGTACTGAGGAATGGTTAAAACTGCGTTTAGGCAAGGTTACGGCTAGTGGTGTAGCTGATCTACTAGCCAAGACTAAAACAGGCGTATCAGCGTCTAGAGCCAATTACTTAATTAAACTGGCTATTCAAAGAACAACTGGACAAATTGAGGAAGGCTATACAAATGATGCAATGCAATGGGGAAAAGACCATGAAGCCCAAGCTAGGGTTGCTTATGAGGTTGCTTCAGGTAATTTCGTGGACCAAGTTGGGTTTGTTGAGCATCCTAGCATTGCTTGGTTTGGTTGCAGTCCTGATGGCCTTGTTAATGATAATGGTCTTGTGGAAATAAAATGCCCCAACTCAGCAACTCATTGGTCTTATATAAGACAAGATGGGCCGCCCCATAAATACTATATTCAGATGCAAGCGCAGATGGCTTGTACTGGCAGAGATTGGTGTGACTTTGTAAGTTATGACCCAAGGATGCCAGAACGCAGTCAGTTATTTATTAAGCGTGTAATGCGAGAAAATGATTATATAGCGGAGATGGAAGAACAAGTTAAGCAGTTTCTTGATGAAGTGGAAGTAGAAGTAAATCTTATGAAAGGTATGTGATGGCTATTAAATATTATGTAAAAGCGGCTGTATCGGAGTATGTAGATCAAGCTGGGGCAAACAAAAAGCGTTATCAAACTATTGGCATTGTTACGGAAACCAAAAAAGGTGACTTAATGATGAAATTAGAAATGATTCCTTTGCTAGGACTTAAAGAAGGAACACTATGGTGTTACCTCAATGTTCCTGATGATAAAGCTCCAGGTTCTCCAACTAAAGACTTGGCTAACCTTGATGAAAACATACCTTTTTAAGGATAAATGATGAAAAAGATTGCACTAGCTATTTGGTTGTCAATGATTGCTACATTGGCTTATGCCAACTGCACCAGTAATACTATAAATTATGGCGGCAAAATGGTATTTTGTACAACTTGTTGCTATAACGGCAACTGCAATACTACTTGTTTTTAATTATGACTAGAGATCAATACGCATTTCAGATTTTACGGTTGATGATTTCCCATGATTGGAAGTTTGATGTTACGGAAAAAGATTGGGACACTCAAGCTGTAGAAAGAGCTTTTAAGATTGCCGATGCTTTTATAAAAGAAAGTGAGATTACAAATGTCTAGAAATTTAAATGAACATATTTGGACTGCTTCAGGTACTGATATTGAAGAACGATGGATCAAACATTATGGTTGGATTAGACCTAGCGAACAAGCAAAGTACCAAGAAAAGTTCCGTTATTTTCAAGAATTGCCTTTGCGTTCTTTAGATGATAAAGCAAGGGTAGAATACGAAAATGTTCTTAAACGCAATAGGGTAGTGAGGATTAAATGACAGAAGAAAATATACCATTTGGAGGCAACATGAAGGTTCCATCAGATGAGTGCGAGGAGGCCTTCTTCGCACTTTACCCTGATTTCTTTTATGAAGGTTCTAATGCCTTACGGCTGTGGACTCAAGCATGGCAAGCCGCACTTGACCATGTAGAATACAAAAAACCAGTTATACAGCTTATATAACGGCAGTTAAGCCAACTTTCAAGGATGTCATGTGTATATTTTTTTGGCTTTCCTATACACATATACATTGATATGTATATAAAACGACCAAATTGATGCCGTTATTTCTTCATAGGATGAGCCTTATTCATAGGCTCTTTCTCATGCTTTTTTAATTCTCTTTTAACTTCAAAGATGCCATTGCGTAACATAAGCATTTCTTTGTTTTCACGCTTTTGCATTGCTTTAGATTCTTTTTCTTCACGCATTTTATGCTCCTAAAATATCCATAGCCTTATGGATTTTGTTTATTCTATCGCTTAAACCTAATGTTGCGCCATTAATTCTTTTGGTCATGGTAGTCCAATCTTCTATATCGGCAAGGGCATTTAGACCCTTTTTGTTCCAAAACCAGCCAGCAGATAGACAAGCCCATTCAAGGTCTAAAAGAAGGCTAGGTTGTGCTGTTAATGGTTGCCCTAAGGCTTCTCCACAGACGGTATAGTTTGCCCTGCCAGTAAGCTGTATAACGCCTCTGCCATGAAATTTCCAGCCATCACCATCTTCTGTGTTGCCAAGGTCTGCTCTGCCGCCATAAACCTTATTAGCTATCTTTTCAGGATCATTTGCATACTTATTAGCCACATCGAGATTAGGAAATCTACTGGGCCAAACACGCATAAGTGAAGCGGCTGAGTAATGTAAATTTTCTTCCAAAGTTCGGAAGTTGTTTGATTCATGTTGGCATTGCCCAATAAAAGCCGCCTGTCTTGTAGGTGTGTTTATTTGGTACTTGGCAAAAGTAAATTCTAAAACTTTTAACCATTTTGTATCTATACCTAACGCAATTAACTTATCACTACTTAGCATTAAAAATACCTATCTGTTCATTAAGCCACGCTTGCAATGATTCTAATTGTTGCGTGGTGATAGCACATTTAACAATAAATTGTGGGTCGGTGGCTGTGCCATCAGTTCCGCTGGTGGTGTTGGAAATTGTGCCTGTTTGACCGCTACTGGAGAGGCGCAACCCACCATAAGTAGACTTAATAAGATTGAGCTTGTTTTGATAGTCATTTTTTACCTTTTCGGTTACTTGGTTGGCTTCTTTGGCTTTTGCCTGGTTAATCATTTCTTGCTCTTTAGCCGCTAATTCTGCTTTTGAAACATAAGCATCATATTTGGCAGACTCATATTTACCATAGCCAAGACCGCCTAATGCGGCAACAGATAAGGCAATCATAATATATGTCGATAACGGTAAAGGGAACATTATTTTTCTTCCAATGGCATAGTGGTATAAAACCTAAGTACAGCACAAACAATGCCTATAAATATTAATATAGAACCATAATACTTAGGATTTATTACATCTTGTAAATAAGAAAAGTTATCGTAAACCACACCTAAAATAACCATAGCAAGCGAAAACCACATGGTTTTTGAGTGCATAGCTCCTTTAGTTGTGCGCCTCATTTATGAAACAGAACATTAGTTAAGTAAGTAATAAATCCACCAACTAAAGATGCTATTCCCATTAAAGCCCACAAAGAACCTTTTGAACGATTTGCTAATTCAAGCAAGGTTTTAATGTCCTTGTCCATAGAATCTACTTTTGCTTGTAAATTTTCAACTTGATTTACCAGCCCACCAAATTTGAACATATCAAAATTATCGTTATCAGCCATGATAGTGTCCATTAGGTTTTCATTATGTACGCTAATGCGTAATAAAGTGGAGTATTAGAACCAGCACTTGTCATTACGCCAGAAGATACAAAGCCGCCTGTGTTGTTTACTGTATAAGAACTTCCTGCACCAATTACAAAGCTATTACGCAAATCAGGAGTTCCGCTTTGACCATTACATAAAACATAACCTGATGGTACTGAAGTAGATGATCCTGACCAAATAATAATTCCGCCTGACGGAACATTTACTACTGATCCAGCACCAGGAATACCTGAAATGTTGTCATAAGTATATAAAGTTACATTGGCAGATGTAGCCAATACAAATTTGTAATTATTAGTGCTAGATAACCAAATAGGAGTTGGTGCTATTCCATTAACTCCTAGAACAATAGGATTTGGACAAGCAATAAGCCCATCAACGCCAGTATAAGTAGCTAATGGAGTAGTAGTTCCAGCTTGATAGGTATATAACAGACCACCAGCCAAGGGCAAGTTGTCTAAACCCATAAAAGGTGTCATTGAGTTGCCAATAGGCGATAGTAAGACTGTCATATTTAATCCTTAATTTTAAATTCGTCTACTTCATTAAGCGGTGTACCTTTTCGCTTAATTTCTTTTTCTAATTGTGTTGCTTGTCTACCGCTACGCAGTTTAGAAGCACCTTTTTCACCTAAATATTCACCACCAGCCGCACCAACGCCAGCACCTACAGGACCAAATATGCTTCCTCCAGCACCGCCAACTAATGCTCCTGCTCTTTGAACAGCCATTTCACTAAATTTATTTTTTAATAATTGTGTTTGCACTCCAGCACCAGGATACTTGTTTGGAATGTGCAAAATGTCAGCCGCTTCAATGCCATCATAAATTGCTTCTAAACCTTTAGGGTCATTTCTAAAGGCAACTTTTAACTTTTCGCTTAATTTTGATGCTTCTTTGGCGGCCGCAATAGAATTAAATGGTTGATTTAAACCACTTTGTCCTGCTTGTCTAATTTGGTCTACTAATGAAGATTTAACTTGATTAACTGCTTGAATTTGACCATCAGATTCCAAAGTATTAAATAAATGTTCAAATTGCGTACTTGGTAATGTAACTACTTTAGCGGCTACTTTTTCATCAGGAATCTTTTGATTAACTCCTTGGTCACCCAATAAATCACCAATACCTTTAGGATTATCATAAATCTGTATGCCTTTTTGCCAGTTTTTACGAGCCTTTTCATAAGTTTCGCCACCAACTTGCTCAAATACATCTTTATCAATCAATGCTTTTAGTTGTCCGCCAACTTGTTTAGTTTCATAATGATATTTTTTGTTTATAAGCTGACGAACTTCTTCTGATTGTGCAATGGTTAAAGGCTTAATATCTCCAGCATCATCTAAAAAACCTTTTCTTTCTAAAAATCCTTTAACTGCACTTTGTAACCCTTTTTCTTCGGTATATGCAAAGTTATAATCAGATTTCAAAAAATCATTAAAATCTTTTAATGGAACTGGAATGTTGCCATGAATTTTTTCTGCTTCTTTATAAAGGTCAGCAGATTCTTTAATATGATTGTCATAGCCCTCTTGAAGCGCATCTTTAATAGTTTTACCAACAGTAATTTTATCGCCTTCTTGAAAATTTGTTCCATAACGAACAGCAGTGCCACCTGATTCTTCTTGAATCTTTTTAAAATGGTTATCAAGTGCTGATTTTTCAGTATTAATTTGAGCAGTCATTCCAGAACCATATGGACCTTGATCTGCTTGGGAAGTAATAAATTGAGAAGCCGCTTCTTTAGGATTGCCAAGTAAAGCTGATTTTCTAATATCTTCTAAACCAATTTTATTTAATAATGCTTCTCTTTGAGTTAGAATATCTTGACTTAAAGGTGCAGTTTCAGCAATATTAATTGGTTGTTCCGTTGGAACATTAAATGTTCTTTCTGCAACAACGGCTGGTTGAGCAACAGCAATAGGTTTACCAGTATTAGGGTCTAATACTTCAACAGATTTTGGAATTATTGGTGTTACGCTAGGCTGTCCTCCAACAGATACTGTAGGCTGAACTTCAGGCGCAACTGTGGGTTGCATGAGTTTATTTTTTGCGGTTGTAAATTGATTTTCAACTTGATTTACAGCATTTTTAACGGCTGGAGTAACATATTTGTTAGTTTGATGAGTTGCTAAAATAGCGGCACTATTCATCATGTTTGCTACATCTTCTTTAGGCAAACCAGTTCTTTGTGAAATCCAATCTGCGCCTTTGTCCATGTTTTCACTTACAAATTGCATGGCACGATTAGTTGCTTCATTTTTGTAAGCTGGTTCTTCTGTAATGCCAAATGCTTTTCCAAAAGGCTTATCCAATGCTCCTGATACATTTTGTGCAATTTCAGCACTTCTTTCAGGGCTTGTAAATGGTCTTACCATAGCTTGTGTTACATAACCAGCGGCAGAAGGAATGGCTGATCCAATAGTGGTATCTAAAACAGAAGCAACGCCTTTTCCAAACTCTTTTACAGGCTCATAAGACATAAATTGTGGAGCTACAGGGTTCCTAGCAAAAAACTCTGCACCTTTTAAAACATTTTGACCAATGCTTTGTGGAGTTGTTGATACAGGCGTTTCAGAATAAGGTTGTAGATTATTTATTAAATTTTCAACATCATACTCTTTAGGTTCTATTGAACCTTTTTTTGATGTTTTTGGAACTGATAAATTAGTTAATAAATCATCAATATTATATTCTTTTGCTGTAATAGCCATTATTGCTCTCCATTAACTAGCTTCAATAATGTTTTGCGTTTTAATTCCATTTTTTGTAACTTGTCTTTGGTTAAAGAACCAAACCCTTTTTGTAAATCAGCTATATCGCTTTCATCAAGAGTAGCTTTGCCAGGATTATCACCAATAATTGAAATATATTTCATTAATTCAGGATCATTTCCATACTGAGCAAACTTATTATTAAACTCAGCAACTTTACCAAAATTAGGATTTGTTGATGAACCAGCATTTTTCATTACGCCAGTTGCTTGAAGTTCTTTTTGTGTAATCCAAGCATTGTCTTGACGAACAAGGTTAGTCAAAGCCTCTTTACTCAAATTAAAACTACCAAAAGCATTTTTTTTGCTTTCTGCATCAGCATCAGATTTAGGTGTTCTAGCCTGTATTCTTTGTTCTAAATATTTAGCTAATTCTTGTTCTTTAGGATTGGTAAGTCCTTTATTACTTCTTTTTGCTAAATAATCTTGCACCGCACCAGTATTTACACTAGGGTCTTTTAACAAATCAAGAATGTTTTTATTTACTGTTTTTAATGTAGGAATAGAACCATATTCTGATTCTGGATTATTAAGTTGGTCTTGTGCTTTAAGTAAAGAATTTTGAACATTTGCAACACGAGCATTAAAGTTTGCTGGTGATTCGTTTGGCAACTGTTGAAGCTGTGCGCCTTTTGATTGCTTTGCATTTTCTCCACCCATTGTAGGCTGTGTTGTTGGTGTAGATGGAGCTTTTACACCACCTTGAGGTGCGTTTTGTGGTGAAACTTGTGGAGCATTTTGAGGAGGAACTTGTCCTTGTGGAGCCATAGGAGCATTTCCACCGCCACCGCCACCGCCAATAACCATAGGTGCGCCTGTAATTTGATTTGCAAATACTTGCGGAGCTAATCCAGTTGCATAAGTAGCATTTGGATTTACACCTTGGTAAGGAGTTGTAGGCAATGCTTGTACTTTGTTTCCAAGGTTCAGCAAAGTTGGAGCTTTGTTAAGTTCAGCCGCTTGTGTAGCGTTTGGAGTACCTTGTTGAACAATATTTTTAATAAATTGATTAGCTTGTGAAGGGTTTTCTTTTGCTAAAGCAATCAAATCCTTATGAGCTTGACCTTTGTTATATTCAGGCACACCAATGCTATGCAAAAATTCTTTACTTTTATCTAATTTTTGAATCATGGAATCAGATTTGCCATTAATAAAATCAGGGTCTGTTAAAAGGCCACCATAAACAGAACGAGTTAAATCAGCGTAATGTTGGTTTAAATCAACTCCTGCTTTCTCAGCAGACATTACTTCTTTTTTGGATTGAGCAATACCTTGTTCAATAGATGGCTGTAACAAGGCTTGTTCTTTTTGCAAAGCAGTCATAGAACGAGCAGTATTAGCCAGTTCAAGCATACTTAAAGGCGTGTTAGCACCAGGTTGTTGATTGCGCCTTACAACAGGCTCAACACTAAAATTTGACGGTGAAAAACTTTGAACTGAATTTAAATCTGCCATGATTATTCCTTATGCCAACTGAACAGTAGATGCAATATTGCTACCATCTGGAGAAACTACTGCACCGCCGCCACCGCCACCGCCAGCAGGCTTGTTTAGCATACTGCTAAGTAACATATAATTGCTTACATTGTTTCCAGCACCACCAATAGCATTACCATAAGCATCGTATTGTGCTTGTGTGCCTGCCGCTTGTGCATTAGCAGAACCAATAGCTAATTGTCCTTGTGCGTTACCTTGGTTGGCATAAAGATTAGCACCAGTTTGACCATATCCAGTAGCAAGTCCAGCTAAAGCATTACCTTGCCCAGCATATAAATTACCTACGCTTTGAGTAGCCGCAAGACCCATATTAGCTACTGGCTGAATATTACCAAATATGTTATTTCTTTGATTTTGATAATTTGTAAACGCATTTTGATAAGCAGTTCCAGCAAAGTTTTGGGTATAGTTTTGTAATGCTTGTTGAGCATTTGCGCCAACTAAACCGCCAGTTGCATTGTTTGCTTGGTTAGCGGCTCTTTGCCCTTGACTTAATTGAAACTCATAGTTTGGTGAAAGTCCGTTATAAAGGTCTTGTGTATTAAATTGATGTGAAGCATAGCCACTTTTAATTAAATTATTAAGCTCATTTGCGGCAGTAGAACCAGCTTGTTGATAAGGCGCAAAACCACTTATAGCGTTACCATAATTACTTGTAATATATGGTTGTGCAATATTGTATTGGTTGGAAAGCAAGTTTTGTGCATTGCCATAATTAGTATTAATGGCATTAGTAGCGTTGGTATAGCCTTGTTGTTGCTGTCCAGATGCTTGTTGAGCACCCTGACCTTGCATAGCACCATTAATAATGTTTCCAACTACTTGTGCTCCAACTACAGCCGCCATTGTCGATGCGATTGGCATATTAAACCTCTTTTATTAATACTTCATCAATTTTATTGGCATCTGTTTCATTTGTTGAATGAATACAGTACCAAACACAATCTTCTAATGCTTCTATGGAATGATGTATTTCAGCCGCTATTTCTAAACAAGCAGGAGCCTCATATTCCGTAGAAGTATCATCAGTCTTTACTAAAACTTTTCCTTTACCCAAAATACTTAAATGACTATATTTATGGCTATGAGAAAGCGCAATATAACCTTTAGGAATGCGTATTTCCTTTGCATATAAATTGTTAGAAAAATGGTGAATTATGCCTAAATCAACATCAAATCTTCCCACATTTTCTTTAAATAATTGTTCTAAGCTCATAGGTTGTAATAAGGCACTTTATAGGGTTTACCATTAACATAAACATTCATAAAACCAGCAGGGTTGGCTGGCAAAGTAGCACTTCCAGCAGTTGCTGTTGCTGAAGATGTTTGATTTAATAGCCCAAGAAAAAACTGAATCCATGCCCTAGATGGTCTTTTAGTATTTTCCTCTAAAAAGTCAGTTTGTGGCAATGGATTTATGGTAGTGCCAGCATATATTTGATTAGCCATTAGTTATCTCCTGAACTAGCTTTAAGGTTTGCAGAAACAATAACTGCCTTAACTGGGTCACTAACTACAACTTCAAAAATACGATCTCTAGACATACCTAACCTACGCCAAATAGCCCTGTTTTTGTATTTACCTTGCTGACCAATGTTTTGCCAGTATTCTTTTGACCAAGTAGAGCCACCATCGTTTGACCATCTCAGCATAGCCTTAGGGTTATAAAGCACATCTGTAACTTGAATTTGACCAGCATTACCTAAAACATCGACATCTTGATAACCAATAATTAAAGAACCATTGGCTGAAATATAGTAAGGGTCACCCAAATAAATGTTTCTATCTCTAGAAAAACCTTGAATTCCTACGCCAGGTTGAAATTGAAGCTGTAATTCATCAAAATACTGGCGTTGTAAGTCGCTAGTTATGTGTGGTGCTCTACGCAATCTGCGTATAGATTGATAATTGTCTGTGTAATTGTTTTGATCTAATTGATAAAGATTGCCATTTTCCCAATCTCCAACAACAACTAAATCTTGAAAAACTGCCGCACAGTTACTACGATGGCGATGGTATTTATCATAGG